GTATAGTCGACGGCCTAGAGACTGCGTTCGAAAAAACTAGGAGGATAATACTATGGCAAAAACACTATTTAGAGGACCAGTACTGCAAGGTAAATTTAACGAAGCAGGTGTTACTGGATTCAATCTAGAAGAAAAAAAAGCTAACTACACTGTGCAAAATGCAGATTCTGGTAAAACTTTTACATCATCAACTGATGGTATGGTTTTTACTTTACCTGCAATTTCTGTTGGAAGAATATTTACATTTGTAAATACTGCTCCTGATGGAACTAATGCTATGACTATTAGCCCAAATGCTAATGATGGTATTTTGTATGCTGGATCTTTAACAGATAACAAAGATCTTATTAATACAAAAGCTACACAAAAAGTAGGTGACTTTGTAGTATGTGCATCTTTAAACTCAACATCTCATTGGACGATTGTTGATGCTCAAGGTGTATTTGCTAAAGAAGCGTAATAAATAATTTAGTGTGGGCTTCGGCCCACACATAAATTTTAAGGAGAACTATGTCAGATCAAAGATTTACAAGAGTAACAAGTACAGGACAGGTAAAAACTATTGCTGGTGGTGCAACTAACATTGGACCATGTAGAATAACTTACATTCAAGCAAAAGGTCATGCTGCCGGTCAACTTGAACTAAGAAATAGTGCAGACAATAGTGGTGCTTTATTATTTCAAGCACACTTTGCAACAGAAGGTTTAGATATTTTTGTTCCTGGTGAAGGAATAAGATTTGAAGACACTGTACATGCTACTATATCAGGAACAGGATCAGTCACTTTAGGTTACACTGGTTAAGGAGGTAAATTGTGGCTAATACTACTTCCGGAACTACAACGTTCGGTAAAGATTTTACTATTGATGAAATAGTAGAGGAATCTTTTGAGCGTTTAGGAATACATAACGTAACAGGTTATCAATTAAAATCTTCAAGAAGATCTCTTAATATTCTTTTACAAGAATGGGGTAATAGAGGTATTCATTATTGGGAAATAAGAGATACTAATATTGATCTTGTTGAAGGACAAGATACATATAAATTATATAGATCGTCAGCAGAAGCCACGGCTGCTGGAGACCAAGCTACAACAAAAAATAATGCAAACGCTGCTGAAAATATTTTTAGTGTAAGTGATATTTTAGAATCACAATTAAGAGCAAATACTATTGGATCAACAGATCAATCAGATACACCAATGACAAAAATTGATAGATCAACTTATGGTGGTTTATCAAATAAAAAAACAAAAGGTACACCTAATCAATATTGGGTTGAAAGATTTATAGATAGAACTGAAGTACATGTTTACCCAACACCAGATTCTACTAATGCTGCAAAACATGTTCATGTATATTACATAAAAAGAATTGATGATGTTGGAGACTATACGAACTCAACTGATTTACCATTTAGATTTGTACCTTGTATGGTTTCAGGTTTAACTTATTATCTATCTCAAAAATATGCACCACAATTAACACAGGGTATGAAATTATTATACGAAGATGAATTAGCAAGAGCTCTTGCAGAAGATGGTTCAGCTTCAAGTACTTACATAACACCTAAAACTTATTATCCAGGAACATAATGCCATTATATTCATCAGGAAAAAAAGCACTTGCCATATCAGATAGATCAGGAATGCAATTTCCTTATAAAGAAATGGTAAGAGAATGGAATGGATCTTTAGTTCATGTATCAGAATTTGAACCTAAACAACCTCAATTAGAACCAAAACCAATTACAGCTGAAGGTGTTGCATTAAGAAATATTAGACCTGCAAGAAAAGAACCACCTGTTGCACTTGCTTTACCAAGTAATCCTTTTTCAATTACAAATGGTAGTCCAACTTTAACAGTTAGTTTTCCTAACCATGATTTAAAAGTTAATGATGAAGTTTTATTTTTTAATGGTGCTAGTAATAATCCTATTGAATCTTTTAATTTAAATACAAATTTTTTTCCGTTATTTCATATCTTAGCATCTAATTTATCTGCTACAGCAACAACAGTAACTTTAGATGGTACTACTCTTTGTGCAAATACTGGTTTCTTTTTTATACAAAGTGCAACTACACCTGCAACAGGAGTTGCAGATTATGTTCCAGTTATTCAAAGAGAAGTTATTAAATATAGTGCTAAATCTGGAGCACAAAATTTAACTGGTTTAACGAGAGGAACTAATGCTTTATTTAGAGGAGAAACAGCATCTAGTACTACAGCAACTGCACATACTTCGGGTGTAAATGTTTTCCCAAGTTTAAAAATTCAAACTATAACAACAAGAACAGAAAACACTGGAGCAATGCCAGCAACAAAAACAATTAATACTGGATTTACTGTAACCTTGCCTTATAATGCAGTAGGCACTATAACAGGTGGTGGAAACAATGCATTTGTTAGTCCAATGCTACGAGGTATTAAATAATGGCTTATACATTTCAAAATTTAAAAGACGATATTAGATCATACACAGAGGTTGATGATACAGTTTTAACTGATGCTATTTTAACTACTATGGCTAAAAATGCTGAAAATAGAATATATCGAGATGCTGATTCTGATGATAATAGATTTTATGCTACATCTAATTTAGCTACTGGTAATAGATATGTAACTATTCCTTCTGATTTAAGAGTCATTAGATATGTTCAATTAAAAAATACTAATGTAACACCAAATATTCAAACATTTTTAGAAAAAAAAGATACATCATATATGGCTGAATTTTATGATAAGCCTGGAACAGCATCCGGTATTCCAAAATACTATGCTAACTGGGATGCTAATTTTTGGGTCGTATCCCCAACACCAAATGCTACTTATGAAATAACACTAGCATATATTAAACAACCAGCTAGTATTACGACATCAAACTCAACAACTACTTATTTGAGTAATAAATATCAAGATTTACTTTTATATGGAACTCTAGTAGAAGCATATGGATACTTGAAAGGTCCAGCAGATATGCTACAATACTACGAGCAGTCATATCAAAGGGCTTTAGCTTCGTACTCTATCGAACAACAAGGTAGAAGACGCCGAGACGAATGGCAAGATGGTGCAATTCGTACTCCATTAAAATCACCATCACCATAAACAAGGAGATAAAAAAACATGGCAAATATAGTACCTAATTCTTTCAAGTCTGGTTTATTAAAAGGAGTATTTAATTTTGATACATCAGGTAATGGAGGAAATACATTTAAGTGTGCTTTATATACTAGTATTGCCGGCTACAGTGCAACGTCAACAGTGTATCAAACAGCTAATGAAGTTGGTACATCAGGAACATCATATTCAGCAGGTGGAAACAATTTAACAAACAACGGAGTTGCAGGAACAACAACTGCATTCGTTGATTTTGCTGATTTAACTTTCCCATCTGTAACGTTAACTGCTGCAGGAGCTGCTATATATAAAACAACTGGTGGCGGAAACGAATTAGCTTTGGTATTAGACTTTGGTGGAAATAAAACAGCAACAAACGGAGACTTTATTATTCAGTTTCCTACTGCTGATGCATCAAATGCTATTATTAGACTAGGCGACGCATAATAGTTAGGAATTAAATTAATGGCTTTTGTATTAAACGACAGAGTTAAACAGACTAGTACATCTACTGGTACAGGAACGATAAACTTATCAGCTACAGCTGAAACAGGTTTTGAAACTTTTGTTGCTGGTATAGGTAATACTAATAGTACGTTCTATTGTATTTCACATGACGGAACATCTGAATTTGAAGTTGGTATTGGAACAGTAACTGATGCAGGTACTGATACACTTTCCAGAACCACAATTATCTCCTCTTCAAACTCAGACAACCTTGTGAATTTTACAGCTGGAACTAAAACTGTATTTTGTACTTACCCTGCAAAACGAGCTCCGTCTGCAAGTATGACAGCCACAACATATGTAACAACACACGCGTCAACTATTTCTGATACACAAACAATGGACTCAGGAGTTTTAGCAGGGCCAGTAACTGTATCAGGAACTGTAACAGTAACAGGTAATTTGGTAATTATATAATGAGTACTTTAGAAGTTAATAAAATTATACCACAGTCAGGAACTAACGTTCAAATTGGTGAAGCTGGAGATAGTCTAACATTTCAAAATGATAGTATTCCAAACTCTGCTTTAGTAAATGAACAAATTACAATTAATGGTGTTGCTGTAAACTTAGGTGGATCGGCTACTATACCAACTGAAACACAACCAACAATTACAGGTATATCACCTTCTGTTATTGATGCAGATGTAGGTGGCACAATAACTTTAACAGGAACTAATTTTGCATCTATACCAAAAGTAGAATTACAAAGAGCAAATGGTTTAGTTCAATTTGCAACATCAGTTACATTTACAAACGCAACAACAGTTAGTTTTACAACTGGTACAACAGGTTTAACAAATGGACAAAACGTTAGAATTTTATTAACAAACCCAGACGGTAATGCGGTTAGAAGTTCATCAGATTTAGTTATTTCAGATGGCCCCGTTGCGGTGACAACTAGTTTACCAAACGGATCAGCTGGAGAGTCTTATTCACAAAACATAGATTTTACTGGAGACAGTGCAGTTACAATATCAACATCAGTTGTATCTGGAGCACTACCTGCAGGAATATCTATTGGGTCTACAACAAACCCATCAGGCACTACTTATAGAGCTGTAATATCAGGAACTTTACCAAGTCCTGCTAGTGAAACAGCTTTTAATTTTACTGTTCGAGCAACAGATGCTCAAGGTCAAACTACCGATCAAGCATTGTCAATTACAGTAGAAGTTGGTATAACAAACGCTGGAGGATTCTGTTAATGGCATCAGCATATTTACATCGGACAAATGGAACTTCAACAAATGTATACAAAGGTACAGTAAGTCATTGGATTAAAAGAAGTGGTTTAGGTGCTATGGGTACTGTTGCAGCTTGGAATAATGGAGGAACTTCAACTGAAAGAGCATATTTAAATATGCACAATGACACTATATATTTTTATGATCAAGCAAATTCTGTAGTTGTTCAAACAAACAGAGTATTTAGAGACACTTCAGCTTGGTATCATATAGTTGTAGCTTGGGATACATCACAATCAACAGCATCAGATAGAGTAAAAATTTATGTAAATGGTGTACAAGAAACATCAATGGCAACATCAGACTATCCATCAGTAAATTCTACATTACAATTTAATGCTTCTGGAAGAAGATTTGGTGTAGGTTGTTATGCAGGAAGTGGTGCAGCATCAGGATTTTTTGATGGTCAAATGGCTCATTTTAATTTTATAGATGGATTACAATTGACACCAACATCTTTTGGACAAACAGATGCAACAACAGGAATTTGGAAACCAAAAACTGCACCATCAGTTACATATGGTACAAATGGATTTTTTTTAAAATTTGATAACTCAGCAAACATGGGATTAGATTCTGCAGGATCTAATAATTTAACAACATCAGGTACAATCATTCAAACTAAAGACACACCATCAACTGTTTATACTACATTAAATCCTAATGATGTAATGAAACAAAGTGGTGGAATATACAAGCCAACATTATCAAATTGTAATTTAACTATGCTTTCTGCTGCTAACAATAACTATCAAACTTTTGGAACTATCTCTCCTGACACTGGAAAATGGTATTGGGAAATGAAAATAGATGTAGCAAATACAACTGGTCATAGATTAGGTGTATTTTTTGGTAATGATAAAGAACATAGTGGTAGTTATTACTATGGTGCAGATGCGTTTTACGTTCACCAAAACGGAGAAATTTACTATAATGGTTCTTCTACAACTTATATGGCATCATATACAGCAGGAGATATTATAAGTGTTGCAATGGATGTAACTAATGGAAATATTTATTTTTCAAAAAATGGTGGTGCAAGTGATAGCACATGGGCAGATGGTAGTGGTAATAATAACCAAGCATTTCCAGGAACAAGTGTAAATGGTAAATTAAGTGCATCTTGGATTAGTGGTCTAGTAACTCCATTTTTTGATGTTTATGGCACTGGTAATAAACAAAGTATAAATTTTGGAAATGGATTCTTTGGTACTACAGCCATAACTTCTGCTGGTTCAAATGGTAATGGAAGTTTATTTGAATATGATGTACCATCTGGATTTTACG